TGTTCGTAGTAGAGCGACCCGATCTCACATCCGACGGCCAGCGCCGTCGCATTGTTGCAGCACCAGTGCTGCCAGCACAGCAGGGTGCTCGACTGCGGGACCACCGTGGCCGAGGTGCCCATCGTCCGGGTCACCGAGACATCCGTCGTGAGATTGGTCAGGGTCAGCAGGAAGGTGTTCGCCGTCATCGGCGGGGCGTAGATCTCAAGCTCCCATGCCGTCGTGGAGTTACCGGCCGGCGCGCCGACCCCGGTCCCGCAGGCCACCGCGGTCTGCGCCGCGCTGCCGCCCTGGATCCAGTACCACTGCGTTGCGTCGGTGGAGAGCTGGCCGACGCCGATTGTGTCGGTGAGGGTGTTCGGCTCGACGTTGGTCGGGGCCGAGGTGCTGCTCCGGAAGCCGGCGAAGGCACGGCGCCCGGACACCGCGGCGCCATCGGACTCGACCCACCGCTCGATGAACCGGAAACCGGACCCATCGTCGGCGCCCGACCCCGCGCTGTACTGCGTCAGGACGTTGCGGGCGCCCCCGAGGCTGCCCGCCGTGGCAGCCGACGGATAGCCGATCCGGCGCATCCGAGTCGCCTTGCTCGTGGTTGCCACGTTGCGGGTCGTCGCTGTACCGATAGCCGAGAGCGCGGGCAGGCCGAGGATGCCGGGCACCGTGGTGGCATTGCCCTGCGGGACCCACAGCGCGATGTTGCCGCGAGCGATCTTCCATTCCAGTCGGTCGTCGACGGCGCTCGTGATCGACGCGCTGATCCGGTCGGTGACGACCACGGTCCGCGCGGTCGTGCCCTCCCGTGCGCGGACGATCGTCAGCGTGTCGGTGCTGACCGCGGTGACCAGCACGACCTCGGCGTTCGAGGGATCCGGCGAGCCGGTCGCGGGCCAGATCGTCGCGGGGAACGGGGCCACAGGGAAGCGCGCGCCGTGGCCGGTCGTCACGATCAGCGACGTGCCCGACGTGGCCGGAGACGGCGCCGTCGCGACGGCCGAGATCGCGAGATTCTTGCGCGAGTAGGGGAAGGGCATCGGGCTCAGCGCCCCTCTCCGGATCTAGAAGGCGGTCGCGTCCAGCACGCAGGCGCCGATCGCGATCGAGATCTGGCCCTGCGCGGCGAACGCTTCCGGGATGACCTTCTGGAAGTACAACTCGCCGATGGCCGTGATGTTGACGGCCGCGCCGCCCGAGGTGAGCGAGACCTGGAAGGTGTCGGTCGTGGCGCCGACGACGAAGTACAGCGTGCCCTCGGTCAGGCCGGTCGGGAGCGACTCGGCGAAGACGTTGAAGGCCATCACCCGGTCGGCGTTGACCAGGCCGTGCGCGCTGGACTGGATCGCATCGGCCGTGACGCCGGCCGAGTCGACTGTGCCGAAGCCCTTGACCGACCCGTTGAGCGGTGCGTACCCGAGGTAGTTGCCGGCCGCGTTGCCGGTCGAGGTGTTGAAGAAACCGATGAAGCCGTACGTGCCCGCGGGCACGTCGATCGTCACGGCGCCGGTGTTGGATTTCTGGCCGGACGCCGCCGCGCCGAAGGTGACCGCCTGCCGGGCGTACGCGGGCGCTCCGCCGGATGCCTCGGTGCCGGTGTACGTCGACCCGGTGCCCGGATCGGCGGCCGTGAACAGGCCGAGGAACTTGATGCCTGCCGCGACGGACTCGTCGAGCCCGTCCAGCGCGGCATTCTTGGCCGTGTCGTTGTACGGCATGTCAGCCCACGATTCCCTTGCGGCCGGCGCCGTCCTTCTCGGCCAGGATCACCCGGTCGTACTCGGCCTGACCCGCGTCGTCCTCGGCCAGGCCGGCCAGGTAGTCGTTGACCTCGGCCACGGTGGCCCCGCTCGGGTCGAACGCCGGCTCGGCCCGCTCCTCGGCCACGGCGGGCTGCCCCGGGTCGACGGGCGCCGGCAGCGTGGTCGACGCCTGATCGATGTGTGCCTTGGGCACGATGTCCTCCGATCCGCAGTTCGGGCAGCGAGTGAGCCCGAGGGCCATCGCCGTGGAGCAGGCCGTGCAGGTGCTCGTCGTCATCAGGCCGTGATGAAGGCGGGCAGGTTCGCGGGCGTCCGCTGGATCTTGAGGTCGCGCGGGATCGGGATCACCAGCCCGGCGCCGGTGCTGGTGACCTTGAGCCACGAGTACCCGTCGCTCAGCTTGGCCGTGTCGACCTCGAACACGACCGCGTTCTGGACTGCGGACGCGGCCGTGACGACAGTGGCCGCTGCGGCCTGCGTGCGCCGAACCCAGACGTCGGCCCCGTTGCCCGTGCTCGTGTGGTAGACGGCCACGGCCACGAGGTTCTGCGCACCGAGGCCTGCCTGGGAGCGGGCCTCCTGGAGGGTGTACGTGTCGCCCACGGCACCGGCGAGGTAACCGAGGAAGGTAACGCCATCGACATTCTTGACGTTGAAGAAAACGCCATCCATCGCGGGCTGAACGTTGAGGACCCGGCCGAGACCATCCATGATCGTTTCCTTTTCCTTGGTGGGGGGTGAATGCCACTGTGGAGCAAGCGCCCGGCCGGGGTGTCACTGCCGGCCGGGCGCCGGGTCGATCAGCGGGCAGCGATCTTGACGAACGGGGAGAGCGTGTTGGCCGAGCCGGACGCGGGGACGATCGCGGAGGCGATCCACGGCCGGCCGTCGACTCGGGAGACGACCCGGAAGACAGTGACGTCGTTGGCGAACTTGTAGTGCGGGGAGGTGCTGGCCTGCATCGCCATCCGGTCGCCGATCAGGTAGTACCCGAAGTCGACGAAGTTGATGTCACCGCTGGCGCCGAGCGTCGGGCACTTCTCGGTGAAGATCACCGGACGTCCGAGGATGGTCATCGGCGGACCGGCGGTACCGTTGTTGAGCCAGATGGCCGACCCCCCGGTGCCGAGGGTGAGGCTCATGGTCGCGAGCTGCGGGAAGGTGTCCAGGTTCGCGACCCAGACCGCGCGGCCGAGGCTGGCCGGGAGCATCCGGGAGTACATCTTGACGATGTTCTCCCACTTGATCGTGGCTGCGGTCTGACCACCCTCGGCCGCCACGGCCACGGCCGCGTCTGCCTGCAGGTAGCCGAGCGGCTCACCGACACCGGTGCCGGTGGAGAAGCCGGTGTCCTCGAACCACGCCATCGCGTCAGGCAACTTCTCGTCGATGAAGCTCTGGAACGACACGGCCGCGTCCATGAACAGTTCGTTCGGGGCCTCGCCGTAGACCGTCAGCTTCTTGGCGTCCAGGACGACCCGGCCGAACCGCGCCTGGGACTGGACGAGCCCGGCCGCTTCCTCGGTCCAGTAGCCGACCAGGCCACCCTTGACCGAGCCCGCATGAGTGGTCTCGTCGATCGTCGGGAACGGCACCCGCAGGGAATCCATCGGGACGACCATGGCGCGCGGCCGGACGACCGCGGTCTCCAGCGACGTCTCGAGGAGCTGGGCGCGCAGCGCCTCCGGGATCAGGAACCCGCCGTCCGCAGGGACGGACGACCCGTAGGCGTTGCGGATCTCGCCGATCTGGCCGCGCAGCTCGGACGCGGCCGGGGTCACGTTGCCGTGGTAGATGGCCTTGAAGAAATCCGCGGTGCCCTGCACGCCGGGGAACAGCGGGTCGACCTTCGCGCCCGGTGCCCGGTTGCTGTAGGTCGCGCCCTTCTTGTGCGCCTTGACGCCGGTCTCGCCGATGTCCAGCGGGATGCGCTTGGTCGCACCAGAGTTGCGCAGCAGCTCCGCGTTCGCACGCTGTACTTCGATCTTGACCTGCTCGGCGATGGTGCTGTCTCGCGCGGCGAGCTTGCCGGCGTAGGCCTTGACGACGGCGCCGAAGTCGTCGGTCGGCTTGCCGTCGGCGAACAGTGCGCTCATCTTCGCGCCGTCGGAGATCATCTCTTCCAGCCCGTCGATCGTGTCCGGGATGGTCAGCGTGTTCAGGACTCGGACCCCGAGCGCCCGGGCGCGGGATGCCAGTGCGGTGACGTCGATGCTCGTTCGCTTCACGCGAATGCTCCTCTCAGAGCAGTGCTCAGGGCCGAGACGTCGACGACGACCTCGATCAGGGGTGGCGCGGGAAGTTCGGGGGATTCAGGCGATTCAGATGGAACGATCTTACCGTCCTGGTACCGGCCGCGCAGGGCCGCCGCGCTGCCGGTCCACGCCGCGCGCAGACGGTCCTGCGCGGCCGGCCCGTCCTCGCCCTTCGAGGGCTCGTCCTTCGCGTCGGCCTGCGCGACCTCGTCGACCAGGCCCGCAGCCAGCGCCTCGCTGCTGCTGTACCAGGTCTCGGCGAGCATCGCCTGGCGCCAGGCCGCGACGTCGCCCCCGGCGCGCTGGGCGTACAGGTCGGCGATCGTGTCGGACAGCCGGTCGAGCAGGTCCGCGTGCTCGCGCATCGAGGCCGCGTCGCCCATCGCCAGGCCGGACGCGTCATGGATCATCATCTGCGCGCTGCGCTCCATGACGACGGTGTCACCTGCCATTGCGATGAACGACGCGGCCGACGCGGCCAGCCCCTCGACCCGGACCGTGACGCTCGCCGGGTGGTTGAGCAGGCTGTTGTAGATCGCGATGCCGTCGAAGACGTCGCCCCCGGGGGAGTTGACGTGCACCTGGAGATCGGTCACGTTCAGCGACGCCAGCTCGGCCACGAAGGTCTGCGCCGAGATCCCCCAGTAGCCGATCTCGGCGTAGATCCACACGTCGGCCGAGGCCGGACGAATCTCGTTGCGCGCCATCCGGTACCACGACTGCGGCGGCTCGGTCGGTGCCGTGCCGCCGGGCACTGTCGCCGGCATCCTGCGCGCGAGCGGACGTGTGCGCCCGGCGAACGTGGGAACGGTCACGCGCTGTCTCCCGTCGTCTTCGGACGCCACACGCCGACCACCGTACCGCGGCAACGGTCGCGCCCGAGGCAGTCGACGTAGCCGCCGAACGCGCCGCCCGGGTATGTCTTGCCGATCATGTCCAGATCCTCGGTGTTGCCGAGCCAGCGCCCGTGCACGGCGCGGCACGGCTTGCACGTCGCAGTGTCGAGGATCTCGCTGGCATAGACCGCGCCCGTCGGGCCGCTCTTCATGGTCGCGATCCGGGCCCGGTTCTGTGCGCCGGTCAGTGCGCCCCCGAAGGACTTCTCGGCCTGCGCGTCGGTCAGTCCGTCGAGGAAGTCGGCCACCCGGCCCCCGACCTCGGCCGGCGTCGAGTCCGGACCACGGACCCGCAACGCCTCGCCACCGGCCGAGACGGCCAGGCCCGCGGCGAGCAGCGCCACCACGACCCCGGCCACGGCGCTCACGTCCTCGCGCTCGGGGGTCTGCGGATCGAGCACGACGTCCTGCTCGGCGGCCTCGACCACGACGTGCGCGGCAGCCTCGGCTGCAAGGTCGAGCATCGCCTCGGCGAGCAGGTCCGTACCGTCGGCCAATGCGCCCTGCGGCACGACGAGATTGCCGAGCGCGGCGACGTCGCCGTCGCCCAGGGCCGTGCGGATCTGGGCGACGAGCACTGTGAACCATATGGCCTTGACCTTGCCGAACCTGGCGACGAGCGCGGTCAGTCCGGCCTCCCACTCGGCCTGCATTCCGGCCAGATCGGGCATGTCCTCGTCGGCCAGCCGTGGCCGGTTCAGGATTGCCGCCCGGGGGTTGATCCCGCGCAGCAGGGCGAGCGGGTTCGGCTCGTCACCGGACGGCACGGGTTCCGGCTCGCGCGGGAACGGGCCCGGTAGTTCGAGGTTCCCCCCAAGCTCATTGATCAGCGCTCGCGCCTCGGGGGCTGTGACGATCAGGCCGCCCTCGGTCGCGAGGTAGATCTTCTGCAAGGCCTCGACGGCCGACAGGCGTCGCGCCGAGTCGGGATCGGGCGCGCTCATCGCCATCTCGGGCAGATCGCACGCCTTGAAAGCCTCGGCAGGCTCGACGCCTTGCGTGATCAGCGCGACCGCCGACGTCACCGCGGTCGCGCGGGCGGCAGCCTCGGCCGCTTGGTCGACCGGCAGGGCCTGCTCGAAATCGAACTCGAGATCCCGCGCCGTGTCGCCGAACATCGGTAGCAGGTCGTTGTTGAGCGCCTGCTTCCAGCGCTCCAGCCGTGGCGCTGTGTGCCAGCGGCCGAAGACCACCTCGGCCGCGTCGGCGTTCGCCCGGTTGACGTCCTCGACGGTGCCGAGCATCGGCTTGGGGAACCGAAACGCCTCGCGGATCACCTCGCGCGAGACGTTGCGCAGCTCGACGAACTGCATGTCCCGCATCGAATACTTGCGCTCGACCCACTTCTGGCCGACCTCCAGCACGCCGACCCGGTGCGCCCGGGCCACGCCCTGGTGCTGCTCCTGCCAGCGGGTCGTCAGCGTCCGGAATTCCTCGTCGTCCAGGTCGTGATCGACTTCGATGATGCCGTCCGGCTGCGCCGAGTTCACGAAGAAGTTGCGGTTCCACTGCGCGCTGTAACGACTTGCATCGAGATCGGTGAGGATCGACTGGATCGGCCCCATCCCGCGGAACGGATCGAGCGGGTTCGGGCGCCGCAGCATGATCACTTCGTCGAGCCGGAGCGGGATCTTCTCGCCCGAGGGACCGACGTAGACGTAGCCCGCGATGAACGTGTCGGCGCTCTTGACCGGGAACATCCGGTCCGGCCGGACGACCCACAGCTCCAGCGGGATCGGGGACCGCTCGTCACGGCCGACGACGAGCCACGTCTCTCCGGTCAGTTCCTGGTGCTGCTGACCGGACTCGACCAGCTCCTGCTGCGTGTAGAAGCCGTTCGGCTTGCGCAGCAGGTCCAGCGCCGCATGCGAGAGCACCTCGGTCCGCTCGACGCTCGGCGTCCGGGCCTTGTGCCACAGTCGCCACGTCGCCTGCGCGGTGCCGTTGGCGAGCGCGTCGACGATGGCGAAGAGCGTCCCGTTGGATCCGTAGGCTTCGAGCTGGGCGCCGGTGTCGGACCGCCCGCGGTCGAACAGGCCGAACATGCCCGATGTGGACCGGGCCGCGAACGGCACCGGCGACCCTGCGGCGCGCGGCCGGGTCAGTGTCGTCAGCAGCGCCACGGGTCAGCCACGCCGCCGGTCGGCCTCGACCTCGGCCAACAGGGCCGCGCAGCCGGCGACGACCCAGCCGGCGATCGGGTGCGCGGCAAACCCTGCCACGACGAACAGGCCCAGACCGACCGAGGACATCGACGCGAACGGCCGGGCGACCTGCCAGCTCGCGACCAGGGCGACCAGGACGGCGCGCAGCGCGATCGTGACCAGACCGGGACCTTGCCGACCGGGACGGCCCTGCGGGGGGACCGTGACCGGGGCCAGGATGTCCCGGTCGGCAAGAAGGCCAGGTGGTCGATCGGGCGTCGGGGACGGGTCGAGCACGTCCCGGATCGAGCGCAGCACCCCGCGACGCGGCGGGCTGCCGGTCCAGATCATCTGCGGGTCGGCCACCATGAGCGACATGGTAGGGCATGGTCAGATGAAACGGACGCCTCGTACGGGCGCGCGTGTCCGAAACATGATCATGTAACGCATCGCGTCGCAGCCATGATCGTCGGACTTGACCGGAGTCTCTTTCGGCGCCTTCCCCTCGGCCGTGTCCCAGACGTACGCCGGGATCTCCTCGACCGTGCACGTCGGGCGCTTCGCCTCGACCAGCGCCGGGTCGGCCGCGTGCGCCCGGGCGCCGGCCAGCACGAACAGCCGGGGTCTGCCGTCCTGCGCCGCCCGCAAGCGCTGCTGCGCGGCCTGCAGGCCCACCGTGACGCGCTTGTCGGCCGGCCGGACGGCGCGGCCCAGCTCCCGCGCCAGGACGGCTCGCCCCTCGGCGTCGTGGTCGCAGACGACGGCCTGTGGCCTCGGCTCTCCGGCGCCCAGGCGCTTGATCGTGGTCGCGTGCTGATCGACCGTCTTGCCGGTCTCGTAGATCTCCCGGTACAGGTACAGCCGGCCGTCGCCGTCCTCGGCCCACCACTGGGCCACGAAAGGGTTCGTGAAGCCGAAGTCGACGGCCAGGTATCGCGTCCAGTCCGAGCCGATCGGGAAATCGGCCGGCAGTAGATGTGCGGCCTCGGACCACTCCTCGAAGATCACGCCTTCGGCCGCGACCCACCGGCCGTAGCGCAGGCGCTCCTTGCGGACGCCGGTGAGCCGGTCGAGCCGCGCGATGTACAGCGCTCCGCGGGTCGTCAGGTCGCCCTCCGCATCGAAGATCATCGGGTTGTCTTCGTGCCGGCTGTGCAGCATGAGCGTGTCACCGCGGTCGCACCTGGCCTTCAGCCAGTGCGTCGGAGCGCCGGGGTTCGTGTCGGCGATGAGCTGCTGAAAGCTCACCTTGTGGTTGCGCAGCCGGGTCGTCACCGACTCCCAGTCGGTCTCGGTCAGCTCGACGGCCTCCTGGATGTAGATCAAGTCGTATTCGCTGCTCATGATCCGTGAGGGCCTGTCGAGACCACCGACGACGATCACCGCGCCGTTGCGGTACCGGTACTGCGGGGGCTCCTCGGCGCTGCCTCCGTAGAAGACGACCAGGCCCGCGTCGAGCGCGGCCGGGAGCACCTTCTCCCGCCAGGTCACCAACGCCGTGGAGCCGAGCGAAGCGAGCGTCTTGCGCAGGATCAGTCCGCGCATGCCAGGCGTGCCGAGGGCGACCGCGTGCATCTTCCACAGGCACGCCAAGGACTTCCCGGTTCCTGCCGGACCGCTGAGCAGGATCTCGGCGTCCTGCCGGCGCAGCACCTCGCGTGCTGCGCCGGCAGGAACGAACCGAACGGTCGCGCTCACTGCGACCGCGACCGCGGCTGCGACCGCGACCGCGACCGCGACCACGACCACGACCACGACCGCGACTGCGACCGCGACCGCGACCGCGACCACAACCGCGACTGCGACCACGACTGCGACCGCGACTGCGACTGCGACTGCGACTGCGACCGTGTCGCCGCGGTCGGTGCTGCGATGATCATGATGCACTCCACCCCGACCGCGACTGCGACCGCGACTGCGCGAGGGCGACCGCGTGCATCTTCCACAGGCACGCCAAGGACTTCCCGGTTCCTGCCGGACCGCTGAGCAGGATCTCGGCGTCCTGCCGGCGCAGCACCTCGCGTGCTGCGCCGGCAGGAACGAACCGAACGGTCGCGCTCACTGCGACCCCGACCGCGACCGCGACCCCGACCGCGACCGCGGCTGCGACCGCGACCGCGACCACGACCACGACCACGACCGCGACCACGACCACGACCACGACCGCGACCACGACCACGACCACGACCGCGACCACGACCCCGACCGCGACTGCGACTGCGACCGCGACTGCGACCGCGACTGCGACTGCGACTGCGACTGCGTCACCGCGGTCGGCGCTCCGATGATCATGATGCACTCCACCCCGACCACGACCCTGACCACGACCGCGACCGCGACTGCGACCACGACCACGACCGCGACTGCGACCACGACCGTGACCACGACTGCGACCGCGACCGCACGGTCGGCGCTCCGATGATCATGATGCACTCCACCCCGACCGCGACCCCGACCGCGACCGCGACCACGACCGCGACCGCGACCATGACCCCGACCGCGACCACGACCCCGACCGCGACCATGACTGCGACCGCGACCACGACCGCGACCGCGACCACGACCGCGACCACGACCGCGACCACGACCACGACCGCGACCGCGACCGCGACCGCGACCACGACCGCGACTGCGGTCGCGACCGTGTCACCGCGGTCGGTGCTCCGATGATCATGACGCACTCCACCCCGACCGCGACCCCGACCACGACCACGACCACGACCCCGACCACGACCGCGACCACGACTGCGACCGCGACCGCGAACGCGACCGCGACCACGACCGCGTCCCCGACTGCGACTGCGACCACGACCACGACTGCGACCGCGACTGCGACTGCGACCACGACCGCGACCACGACCGCGACCGCGACTGCGCGGTCGGTGCTGCGATCATCACCTGACGACACGCGGCAGTGCGTGGC